AGACGATATCTATTAACGCTTGTTCGAGTGAAGTTTCATTAAGATCAGCTGAAGTAGACAGCTCGTTTCTCAAATCAACGTTTGCAACAGTTGGATGGTCTGTAGCACAAAGCTCTTTTCCATCACCACCAACGAATGAAGAACTAAACGCATTGTTTAATACGTTAGCTGCTTTCACTTGTTTTGTTTGTTGCATAGAACGTGCTAAAGCTCTTGTGTATCTAGAAGAAAGTGTATCGTAGAGATTATCTTCGATAGCTTCTTCTGTTAACGCAAACGCTAAAGCTACGGTTTCATGAGTGTAACGAGAGGTAAATGATTCTTGTGCAGTCTCATATACCACCGCGGCTCCTTCACCTTTTACAGGTGCTTCCCCGAATCCACTTAACATAACTTCTTCTTCGAAAGCTCTTTCAGAGGTTTCTGTGTCGAAGATGTCTTCGTGTTCATCGTTGTATCGTTCGTACTCTAATCCGAAAAGAGCATGAAGTCCAGGAACAAGTTCTTTTACGAGTTGTGCTCTGTTAATTGCCATGATCTATTCTCCTTAAACTGCGAATGTATTAGTTGGGAAGGTGAAGTAAGCTCTAGCATTAGCTCCTATTGAATTACTAGGAGTTAAGTCAAAACCTACACACAAAGCAACACCACTTGAAGTAGTTGCAGTTACACCTTCTTTCGATCTGCCAGTAGTTGTACTACCTGCAGTTGTTGAGAGAGTGTACTTATCGCCGATAAAACTTACCGCAGGAGTTCCTGCTGTAAATTGAGCTTCATATACGATCCCAGGATCACTGTATACAAGAGCTTCGGCGTCTGCTGTACCTAAAGTTGCTGTGCCGCCAGTCCACACTTTTGAAAACGTAGGCGTTCCATCCGTTGCCGTAAAAAATACTCCATAAAAAACACCTACAGGAGTACCAGTCGCCGTGCCTTGAATGACATATCCACTAGATAAATTAACTACATCACCACTAAATATTGATGCTGAAGTTCCACTAGCTATTCTCATTCTTGCAGGTCTGATAGTACCACCGTACATGTGATATGCGGGAGTAAACCCATCGGGTGCATTTACATTAGCCATTTTTGCCTCCTATGTCTAAAATAAAATTTACTTTAATCGTCGGAATTATTCCTACTACCAAATTCAACCTTAGAAGACCTTTGGATATCGCTATCTTTAATCGGCATTCTAGGGTCACTTTCTCGCATTAAGTTTTGATCGACACCTTGTAACGCAGAATCAGACTGATCTTTAAAATAAGCTGTTCTTTCGTCCGCGGTTTCAACTGGAACTTTTGCGAGTATTAGTCCACCTACCCCTATGACTCCTTTATTTTTTCCACTATCTACAGTTGGGGCTTCAAAGTCAGGATAATCTTCTGCTCTTACAGGTTCATATCCTTCTCTAATACGTTTAGACATATTAGACTTATCGTCCTGTCCTCTAGTAGCTTCTCTAATCCACCTAAACTGATATCCAGGAGGTGGTTCGGGTGCGTCTAACATTGACGGGGGTTTCCAAGGCGTTCTGCGAGTTTGAGAGTCTCGTGTCTCTGCAGACCGTGAGTTACGGTCAGTGACGTCTGTTTTATAATCTTCTGTCATTTTATACTCCTTCGATATGCTTAGCATATTCTTCTAGTGGCACGTTTAGTCTTTTAGCTATTGCTACTTGACTAGGTGTCAACTTGATTTTGCGTGATGTTTTTTTACCTGTAGCACCTCTGCTACTGGCAGCAACCTGTTGCACGGGGGCAGCTTGCTCTTCAGAAAACTTGTGGGGGAAATTATCTCGCATACGTTTATCAACTTCTTGGTAATAAGCATCGGAAGTTGGGTCAATCCCTTCTTCTACGATTTCTTTATGTACGCCGAAAGCTGCAAAAGTCATAGCAGAATCAGTCCCAAACCATGTATTTTTTGACGCCCATTCCTCTGCTTTAGGGTCTGGTGTTGTTTGCGTCGCATTAATAGAGGGTTTATATTCTTCAACAGGAACTTCTTCAGCTTGGTCTTTTTCTCTAAGCTGCTGTTGTGCAGATAATCTTCTAAGGTTTTCTGCCTCAGCACTAGCTCTAGATAATTTTTCTGTTGCATCGGTAATCGCTTCCGCGTCTCCTGTTTCTTGAGCAGTTTTTAAATAAGTCTTTGCTCTTTCAATATCAGATTGTATACGATTGTCATACTCTTTGAAAAGGGAAGAATCGGAATTCTTTAACTTTTCTTTTAGTTCGTTATTAGAACTATTAATATTTTGAGCGTAACTAACTGCTTCATCGCGTTGCCTTTCGGCTTCTCGCATTTTATAAGTTAGTTTATCAATACGTTTTTGTACTGAATCGCTTATCTGATCTAATTCATCTTTTGGTTCTTCTTCGGCTGTAACGACTCCTTCTTCCATTACGGAAGGTACTGAATCATCGACATCAGCCGCCCTTGGGTCAACTTCCCCTTCGGGAAGTTCTAGTTCTATTTTTTCTGCTTCTTCTTGCATGAGTCCTCCTCAAGTTGTTATGATAAAATTGCTTCGGGATCATCAATAGACGCTAAAATTTCGTCATCGTTTAAAAGTCGCATATCGCCACCTTCTATTTGAAAACGAGCTCCCGCATATCTACCAAAAATTACCCAATCACCTTCTTTACACCAAGCTCCGTCTGGAAACTTATTCATATCTTTATATGCGTCGGGTCCCGTAGCGACAACATAACCAACGACAGTAGAAAGACGTTCTTTGTCTACTGTTTGTTTAGCTAAATGTATACCGCCTTTAGTAACACTCGACATACTAAAAGGTAATATTAAAATACGATACCCCGTTGGACGTGGTAACTTATTTGCATGAGCTTCTAAATTTTCGTGCGTAATAGTGTTTTCTATAACTGGTTCTTCAGCTTTTAACGAAGCACCATTACTACCAAAATTATCTACTCGATCTGGAACAGTATCAGTCATTTGCATCCTCCATATTAGAATGTAAGGTTTGAATTTCCTGTTCAGCTAAACTCAAACCTGCTATTTCACCTACTATCCGTTGGTATTGTTGTATATCTTCAACACCACCAGCAGCAAGCGTTTGCGTGAGTGCTTCTTTACGCTCACGATATTTACGGAGCAAATGCTCCGTAGCTACGATATAATCCATTACTTAATGTAATTATACCAAAGAAGTCCTTTTGTTTGCCCGTAGGCAGCTTTTACTTTTGATTCTTTACCAACAACATTACCTTTAGCGTCAGTATTTACTTCCCCTGCTTTTACTACTTCAGTTTTAGTAGTATCTTCCATAGCAGGTACGCTAGGGGCAGGTTTGCTCGCTTTTTTAGAAGGAGCGGGATAGTCTCTATTTCTATGCATTATTATCTCCGTTTTGGTTTCTACTTTCACGAACAGTTTTTACTAATTCGTTATAGTTCTTATCAGCGTCAGCTTTTGCTTTTAGCTCTAATTCTTGTAATTGTATCGCATCTTTACTGTCTTGTTTTCTTAAATCTGCTTCTATTTGTTCTCGTCTAATTTGTGCATTTAATTGAGCTTTTTGTAATTCTATTTCAGCAGCTCTTACGTCATCCATTTCTTTTTGCATTAATTGTTCTTTTTCTAATGCTAATTGTTGTTGGAACATTTGCATTTGTGGCGTTTGTTGTGCTGCGGCTTGAGCTTGTGCCATCGCTTGAGCTTGACCTGTAACTTGTTGCGTAGCTTGTGCTGCCATACCTGCTATTTGGTTCATAATTTCTGGCGGCATTTCTTCACCTATTGGTGGTAGTTGTTGCCCTAATGCTTGTTCTATTTGTTGTCTATATAACATCGCTTGGTGTTCTTGAATATTAGCTCCAATAATTTTTGTCGCCGCAGGGTTTTGTTGTACCATAGGGTTTTGCATAAAAGCACTATGACTAGCAATATATGCTTCGTGATTTTGGAATTCGTACGCTTTTATAGGATTACCCGTAATTGCTGCTTGTTCTTCGGTAACGGGGTCACGAGCAGGTATTTGTTCTTCTTCAGGCAATACTGCGTCAATATCTTTTATATTTAAGGCAATATACATTTTACGATACGCTTCGCGTAAATCATGTAATTGCGGAGCAGCTTGTGCCATTTGTAATTGCGTTTGAGCTAATGTAATACGTTGCGTCATACTAAAAATATTAGGGTCACTTACAGGTATTACATCAATACTATCATCGAAGTCTTCGTTAAATACATTTTCCGAAGCTCCTTGTACTTGGTACGGATATTGTGGCGGTAAAAATTGACCAAATACTCTTTTTAAAATTTTAAATTCAGTTTTTTGTGCGTAATGTAATCTTTTATGTATCGCCGACATAATACGTTGACCTTTTTCTAAAAGGGCTACCGTAGTACCTACTGGGGCTTGGGAATTACCGTCGCCTGTCGGGTCTTCTATTGTTGCCGCAAAACGTTTACCCGAATCTACTAAAGCACCTAATAATTGTGTTAAAGTCCCGCTAGGTTCTTTATAAGGCAACGGTAAAAATGCATCTTGTAATCTTCCTCCTGGAGCATCAACGTCTCGCCACTCTCCTGGTTGTAATGGATCATCGTGACGTTGAATATTTAATCCACGAGCTTTAAATCCTGCAGGTAAGTTAGAAAGTGTCCCTGCATCAATTAATTGACGTAATAACGCGGTAACTGATTTAGTTAAACCGCCCATCATATGAATTAATCCAAAACCATAAAACCCTAATCCTGGCAAAAACTTATAATGCGTAAAATGTTCTATTTTTCTACGCATTGGGTCTTTTTCGTTGTAATTTGGTCTAATTGCTAGTACTTCATTGTTATCTTTACAAATAGTTACGATATAAGGCAACGCTACCCCTGTTTCTTCACCGTTTGCGTTAGTATCTTGATAACCTTCTAAGTCTAAATCAACATGAACTTCTAATAACGTATATTCTTCGTCATTTATCGTTCTACTAATGCCTTGTAACTCGTCAACTTTGTCATCTACCTCAGTATTATCGGTAGCACTCATCGGATCGCTTAATTCTACGTCTCGATAGAAGCCAGAAAGCTGTAATTTACGTAATTCGTTTTCATTCATATGAATTACGTGCGTAATTCTTGGTGCGGTAAGTAAATCTACCGCATAATAAGGTACTACTAAATGTTCTGCTTTAACAAAACGGGCAACAGCACGTCCTAACGCAGGATCGTAGTAAATTTTTTTAAAAGCGGAGCCAGATAACGGTAAATAAAATAATAATTGATCCATTTCAGGATCATATTCTTCCATTTTGTAAGTTATTTGGTAATTCATGAAATTTTTAACACGATTTGCTTTTTCTGCTTTCGCATTATCTATTTGACCTAGTATTTCGGTATCTACAGGTCCACCTGCAGGTAATAATTCTTTATATGCTTGTGCTTGGAACTGAGTAACGGCTTCTGCTAGTATCGGATGGTGTACTCCTGAAGCACCTTTGAACGGTTCTGACCTAGATTCGGAGTTTATACCTAAACATTCTAAGCCATCGGCGTAAGTATTAAACCAATCGTCTCTAGATTCTAAATCTTCTTCGTATAATTGAGTTAATTCACTAGCGATACTACGTAATTCGTTTTCGTCTAGTCCTTCGGCTAAATTTTCACCAAATTTATTTTCAGATTGTTCGGGCATATCACTGCCTAAAATAACCGAACCGTCAGGTTGTAAAAAAACTTCTGTTTCTTCGGGCGTTTCTGCAGTAATTTCTAACTCTATTTCTTCGTCAGGAGTAGAAATTATTGAAACAGGTTGTTTTTCAATAGCCATTAGGTTGAATCATAGTACTATTCGTATTAATAATAAACCCTATCACTAGGATAATAATCTTCATCATCAGCAAAATCACTACTTAACGTTAAAAATCCGCCTTCTCTAAACCTTGCTAACGCTAACGTTGTCGCGTCTACTAAATCATCATTTTCTCCTGCGGGAAAATCACTAACTTCTTCCATAAGTTCTTCCCCAAATCTATTATCAGGTACCCAAACTCTACCGTCTTGAAAAATAGGTGAAACAGAATTTAATCTAGCAATTTTATCTTGACCTTTTCCTGGAGAAAAAGTATTTACAGGTATACCAATACGTCTAAGTTCTTGTACTAATGGTATACCACTAGCTTTAGCTTCAATAATTACCGTATCAGGTTCCCAATAATCGTATAAACGTAACGCTTCGTTTTTTAATTCTGGAAAATCGTAACGTTCTTTTATACAATCTATTAAAATTAAATGAGCTTCATCCCCTGAATATATTTCTTCACCTATTTTACCTTCAGGATAAAACACCCCCCACGTAGTTATCGCGGTAAAGTCTGCTCGTTCGGATTTTAAAAATGCCGTATCGTAACTTTGTATTAAATATTGACATTTAGGTGGTTTTTCTTCTTCCCAAATATTAAACCATTCTTTAGGAATTATCGAAATACCTTCACCCGTAGGACGTTGCATATATTGTGCCGCCCATTTAGATGGGCTTACCGACGCTTTTATACCTTCTAGTTCTTCTAATTTCCAAAAACTATCCCAAAGCGGTTTACCACTAGGTAAAATTGCAGGAAATTCTATAATTTTCCATTGATCGGCACCTTCGTCTTGTGCCATCTTTTTAGTTAACCGTCCTGTTAAATCTTTTTTATTCCAACGCGTCATTACAATAACGATTGCACCTCCTGGTTGTAACCTTTGTCGCGGTCCTGCCATGTACCATTCGTAGGCTTCTTCTAGAGCTTTATCTGACATTGCGTCTTGTTCCGAATGCGGGTCGTCAATAATAAATAAATCTGCTCCCCTTCCCGCTAACGCACCACCAATACCTGCGGCATAGTATTCACCACCTTTATTAGTTAGCCATTTACCCGCCGAACGACTATCCGCTTTTAATTCAGTCTCAGGAAATAGTTCGCGGTATTCTTCACCGTCAATTAAATCCCTAACTTTTCTACCAAAGTTAACTGCAAGGTCAGCGGTGTGGGTAGCTTCAATAATTTTTAATTTAGGATTTTTACCTAATAAATAAGCAGGGAATAAATGCGAAGCAAATTCTGATTTAGTATGTCTAGGCGGCATATTAATTATTAATCTTTTTAATTTGCCGTTAGCGATATCATCAAACGCTTGTGCCATTTTTATATGATGATCGCCTGAAATAAATTCCGCCCACATAGATTTTACAAAATCTAAAAATGTACCTGTAGATTTTTCTTGGTATTCGCGTTTTTCTAATTCTTCTAATAAAACCGTAAATTCTTTGGCTTCTTCTTTAGTTAAATGCGAAAAGTCAATATTACGTAGGGCTTTTAATTTATCACGATTACTGGTCATCGCTTCATTAATTCTTTAATTAATCCTTCAATATCTTCGTAAGGTACTTCGTCTAAAATATTTAAATTTTTACTAGGGTTTAACGAAATAAAAGTATCACTATTATCGACACCTCTACGTTTATTAGGTATTCTAATGGCGTCAATACCAATATCACGTAAACCTTCACTCGCGGCTTTAGTAAAACTGGTAGGTACACCTACAATATTATCGCGTAATTGTTTTACTTGATAAGCAGGTTCGCTAATTTTAAACGGATTTTTTATTTGATTAGAAAGATTTATTTCAAGGTTTTTTAATAATTTATCCATTTGTTTAGAAGTATCGCCTACCGTTAACATATTTTTAAAATTAGGTTCCGTAATATACGCTGACCCAGGATCGCCTTGCGAAGGTCTACCTCTAGCAAATTGTTTAAGTCTAGGGTCAATGAATTTATCTACTAAATAAAGTCCGCCTTCTGAACCATAACCTTGAGGTAATTCAAAAGAACCAATACCTTTCTTTTGACTGCCGTGAAAAATATTTTTAGGGTCGTTTATTAAATTTAAAATACCTTGATTAGTATTTACCATAGGTGCTCGTGGTGCTGATAAATCTATTCCTGTTTCTGTTTTTATATCTTTTTCTAAACTTTTAATTTTTGCATTAACTTTTATTAATTGTTCTTTAGCTTTAGCTTCAGCTACTTCTGCAGGTCTACCGTCTACGCGAATATTGTTACGTTCTCTTAATATTGTTTGTTTAAGTTTTTCTGCTTTATCTATTTCTTTCATATAGGGCTTTATTAAAAAAGCAGGAATACCTTTAAAAATACTAGCCGCAGCAAAACCTTGTGGTGTGGTTGAAATTAAATTTAAAGGATCGGTAACAAAGTCATAAGCAAACTTTGCACCTTTTTTAATATTTTGATAATCAGGACGGGTACGTAGTTCAGGGTTTATAGTTTCTAAAAGACCGCTAAGTCCACCACCGCGTATATTAGCTAATGCTTGTTCTAGTGGACCTAACGCGGGTTTTAATTGTTGTTCAGCCATAAAAAGTAAAGCAGTTAATCTTTAGAAGGGGTTTCGTTGGTCGCGGGGTCTTTATCATAATTACGATAATATTCTACTACCGATAATATTTGTTTTACGTACCTAGTAACTTCTGCCATATTCATCGATAAGTTTTCATAATTTTTAGTAGTTAACGCATAATACGCAACAGCAGGAGCTTTGCCTTCTTCTACTAATTTTAAATATTCTGCCATAATCTTAGGAGTTAATACTTCAAATTTAACTTCTACGCCTTGTATTTCCATAGGCAACGGTGGGTGGTACATTGGTGCAGGTAACGCAATCGTATTAACATCTACGGGGGTGGTTCTAGGAAGTAGTGCACAACCGCCTAGAACCGTGAATAAACTAACTATTAGGAGAGATATTTTCATCTTTCGGGGGAGATGTAATCTGAGTTAGTTCATCCATAACTTTTTGAGTACCTTTATTTATTATTTTTTCAATAAGTTTCGGTTTGTTTAATGCTAAGTTGCCAAGATCGTGCTTAGCAAATGTTTTTCTTAATTTAGTAACTTCCCGCAGGGCGTTTTGTTTTTCTGCTTCTAAGTTATCTAGTTGAGCGTTGTGTTTCTTTTGGTCCGCTAAATAATTTTTAATTGATTCGTTTTGTTCAGATATTTTATCTTGTAAGATTACTTGATTGGCTTTGGCTTGTGCTAATTGATTAAACAAAAAAGTAGAACCTGCCAAACTAGCCACTAAGAGACCGCCAAGAATTAAACTTAATTTGAAACCCATACCAACAGTATAGTTCAGAAAATATTTTTTGCAAAAAATTTTTTTCGCAAAATTTTTTTGATAGGGACTTATTTGTAAAGTAGTTGCAATAAAGGACGCGGACCCAAGGTGCGGACAGCGGGTGAGGGAGCACATTTGTCAAGGGGGGTATTAGACTAAATAGTTATATAAGCTAACTTACTTATAACTTCTAGTATATGTGTATGTGTTAGGGTAAGTGGTTAATATTTAACCAATGGTTAATATTTAACCAATAGAAATAGAGTAGATAAAAAAAGGGCTAGTACCTCACACTAGCCCTTTTAAGTTAAAGGTTAATTAATTAGCTATTTTAAGGGCGTGACATACTCCTGCTTTAGTGCGAGGTTTGTTCACGTTATTGCCAAATAACTCAGAATACGCCTGACAAATAGTAGGTATATCTTGTGTGTAATCAACATTACTTGATTGTTTAACTTCACCAATACGCCATGATAACTGTAACTCAACAGCTTCTTTAGTAGTACCAAACTCTTGCAAGTCATTAATACTAACTGAAGTAACATTATTTTTCTTACATAAGTAAGCTATCATCTTAATTAGTTTTTTAGGTTGACCTTTTAGAAAAACAGCTTTTTCTTCTGCGTCAACACCTAAAGCTAATTTAGTATCTAGTGAGTAAGAACCACCATTACTTGAACCACCTGTAGGCATAGCTAAGATTTTATCAAATACGCTACTTGATGAAGTAGCCCCTGCACCTTTAGAAGGGGTGCTAACCTTGTCATTTATATTTTTCATACATACATATTACACTAACTAGCTAATATTACAATACTAACTATAAATATAATTTAACTAACCTAACTAACCTAAATCCTAAATTAAATCCGTCCGTCCGTCCGTCCGTCCGTCCCTCGTTCGTTGGGTGCGGGTCAGTGTCTGGGTTTGTCTGTAATAAAAAGATAGACCGACGGATAGAGTAGAGCGATAGAGTAGAGCGATAGAGTAGAGCACAAAAAAAAGGGCAGCCGAAGCCACCCTTTTTAAGACGAAAAGTACTTAACCGATTTTTATAAGACCCTCCTTAGTCATTCTAGCTTTGTAGTGAGTCCAAATAGCTATCGGAGTTTGAACTGTTTGCAGTCCAACTTTTTCTAAAGCCGACTCTTTACTACCGTCAAATCCAACTAACTCACCTACAGTCAAACTGTAGTCTTTAGCGGCTAGTAACGCCTCTACAATTTTCCCAGCTTGGGGAGGAAATTTTCCCTCGGGAGTAGCTACTAAAGTTACTCTTTCGTTATAGTTAATCGAACCCTTTTGGGCACCTGCTTTAAAGTTTTTATTTATCATAATAAATTCTCCTTTCTTTAGTTAATGATAGTAAAACCGCTTTACTATCTAAGTACTACTATACGCTGGACTGATACCAAAGTAAAGCAGTCTAGGATTAAACACAAGATTTACGGAACAAAATCCCTCGGTCCGTCGGTCGGTCCTTCTTTTGAACTCAGTCAGTTTGCCTGAAGTCACCTTCAATGACATTGGATTCAGTAGAGCGTTTCTTTATTAATTCTTCGAGTCGAGTGAGAATGTCGTCCTTGGACATCAAATCAATCTTTGCAGTCAGTATCTCGCGTCTATCGATGTAGAGTCCACCAGCTTTGCCTCGATGCACTTCGGCTGTTATGGCTGCGGATATCTGTCCTTGGTCCTTGGCTTCTTCTCGCAGGTCGTGGAGCGTGGACAAATGACTCTCTAGAGAAACTGCGTCCCTCTCTGAAGCGGCGATTTCTAGATCAATCAGGTAGTTTCGTACAACTGGGTTATGATTCAGTAATACACTGCCTTGTGTCTTTGCACCCTTTCTGTCCTTTGTATAGCCTGCTTTGATAGCAGCTTCGGTAGCTGTTTGACCTTTCAAATACTCTTTACAAAACTTCTTTTGTTTCGAGTTGAGTGGTTGCCAAGTCTTACCCTTGTCGTCAACATATGCTTTACCGTCTTCGGTAGGGATTAATTGCGTGTAAGTCAGTTGTTTCATATCCAATAGAGTTATTACAATAATAATAGAAAATATCAAAATAAAATAGTTTTCTCATGCCCTCTAGTGAATCATACCATATGTTTCTAATAACTAATAGAAAATCTATTACTTTTGATAGAGACAAGAATCCAATGATATAGACCATTACAGAACGATTCTATTACTATATTAGAGATATTAGTAGTTTTTAACATTTCTTTGAACAAAAAATTTTATTTTTAAAAACACTAATACGATAAATAAAAAACCCTCGACTGTCGTAAACAATCGGGGGTTAAGAGAAGTCTCTAAAAATGCCTACCAAGTGTCATTGACTCTACTTGGTAGGACTTTGATAGTCAACTCTAAGGGTACCTTTGCATCATATAGTATGGTACTAACTCCACGTGGTGCATATAATAGAGTCAACCCTTTTAGTGCGTTACATTCCGTCTTCGTCGTAGTAAATAGCAGACTCGGTCACTCCAAACGTTTCGCCTTGATCAGTAGGTACTGCTTCTAACTTACCGTCACCTAAATAATAAAACTCATAAAACTCGACTTTAGTATCGAAATATACGGCAATAATCTCGGCACCTTCCCAGTTTTGTAATATCGGGTCGTCCGTTAATACTCCTGCATGTTCGTCGCCGAGTAGTCCTAGTTGGTTATCTATCACTTTAGCCCAGAGCTCACCATAGAGTTCTTCTACTTTTTGGAAGTCTTCTACTGTACCTCTAAAGATTTTATGACTACCTTTCGGGCTACTAACACTGTAATTAGTTCTCCTAATTACGTCTGCTCTAGGGTCTAATATATAAAACTCATAGATTTTATCTGTCATAACTTTCTCCTTTCTTATTAATATATGCTCTTGCTTCTCGTAAAGAATAAAATTCTTTATTATCTACTCGAACACGATAATGACCATAATCATTTTTTGAATATTTAAGTTTATCGGTCATACTCGTTTACCTCCCATAGGGTCAGCTAGAGCAACGTATGGATCGTCGCCGTCATATTCGAACATCTGTAATGCTTTATTTCGAACATGGTTAGCCGTGTAACTATCCATAGCTTCTCTACATTTTTCTTCGGTCATACCCCATACTCTAGGTACGCCCACCTCAATACATTTTCCAACGTATATTTTTTTCTTAGTCATAACTTTCTCCTTTCTTATTAATAGTTATTAAATACATTTTACTTACGAATACCGCCAAAGTAAAGCAGTAATACCAAGGGGCGAGTGCTTTCGTCAGACAACTGCACTCTAAGTTGTTATGACAGGAAAAATAAAAATACATAAAACCTGCTGACTTCAACCTTCCTCCTCTTGATTAATTATCTGTAATTTATATGTGCTAGTTCCGTCATGACAACCAACTTTTGCTTCAAATAAAAGCTCGTCTTTTTTGCCATTTAAAGTTCCTATACTAAAACTCCAATCAGAGTTAGGTATTATCTTCCAAAAGATATCGTAAGGACAATCTAAAATAAATTCATAAGATACTTCGTCATTATTCCAACCATGATTATCAGAGTATATTAAAACTTTTCTACCTAAATAATTTTCAAAACATTTTTTTATATCCCATTTAAATTCTTCAAATTCATCTCTATCCGAATACGGCTCTAATACTGCTATGTTCATGCTTCCTCCTTATTCCATTTATTAAATTCTTTATTTCTTTCTTTTTCGGTTTTAAACCATGACCACTGCACAACTGTTCCATCATCAATTTCACAAGCATCATCTAGTCTTTGGTCTCCATACCATTCAACATAGCCATATATAAGACCCTCGTTATCGTCTCCCCACCAACTGTATGCTTGTGTGTCATACCAATAAAACTTTTTATAGCTGACTGTATCATAATCAACTTCACTTGCATCTGCATAAATATGTTCTTCATTCATGCTTCCTCCTTAAACTTTTGTAATAAAAAATCTTGATTAGCTTCGAAATAATCTGTTTTACTCAAAACATCTTTTTCACCATACGCTTCTTTTTCGAGTAGATATGCTTTGTACATATTATCAAAAAAGATTTCGTACGGGCTACGTTTATCCGACCATGAGTAACTGTATTCTTGATTTAATTTTTTTATATCCATAATTTGCTCCTAGTTATAAAGGCGTTGTTCATATGACATCTCAGCCAAACAGGATTTGGTCTTTAATAGCTATCCTCTTTTCCGCTAACCTTCATAATTAATCTAATAACGTCATATACGCTTCAGGTTCGTGTTGCATAAACCAATCTAAACCTTCTCGCATATCGTCGTATTGTTTTAAGGCTTCGCTACCTTTGATAAAATCATAGACTGCAATAGCGTCAGGTTTCAATAACACACTTTCTCCTGAAAATGGATTAGTAACCGTTTGTTCAGTTGTTCCGATAGCTAAACCTTTCGGTAAGTTTTTTGTTCTATCCGTCATACTTCCTCCTGATGTTCTCTCTCCAACCTCTCTAAATTTTCGTCAGAAAACACATCTTCAATTTGCAGACAAACCGCTTTTTCTCTCTCCTCAGGAGTAGCGTCCGCAGCTCGTCCTCTTCTAAGTGTTTTTTCTTTAACAATCTTAGTATGTATTTTATTTAGAACTTCGTCTGATACAACTTCGTGATCTGTAATTAAATTCAATATTATTTCTTCAGCATTATCACAGACAAAAGTTGCCACTTCACCTCCCATATTTATTTTATCTTGCATCACTACCTCCTTAGTGTATGTTGTTTTACGTATTCAGGACTGTAATCTTCTGCTGGACCCTCTGCCACGTGCGAGTAATTACTTTCTAAATACTGTTCTAGAAACCTCAAAACGTCACTCTTATAGAGTTTATCCGAAGGTCCATAAACTTTTTCAAAGTCGAGTAAGACCTCGACCACCCAGTTGTGAGCATCTGCTATCTGTTGCTCAGTAAAGTTATCGTATTGTAAATGCTCAGTAACATATTTCAACGCTTGGTTTTTAATATCACTTGTGGTCAACATCATCAACCTCCTCTTTACTTAGCAGCGTCTTTACACGCTCAACTGTCTGCTTTTCCATTTCTAGCATAAGTATGCGGTTTTTCAAGGTTAGTATTTCGTCAACAAGTTGTTTATTGACTTCCTCTTGTGACTTTTGAGTTTCGACAACTTTACGTAAAGTCTCCGTAAGTTTGTCAAGTAACTCGATCATCATTTTTTCATTCATAACTTTCTCCTTTCTTGTTATTAGTTATTATTAAATTATAGTTACGAGTATTAGCAAAGTAAAGCACTATACCAAGCCCCTGACTTTAGCCATACGTTTTGACATACGGTAAATTGCACGACCACATTTAGGGTCTAAAAATATCGTCGGCTCACGTTGCTCGTTACCTTGGTGATCTTTAGTTATCCGTTGTACGTGTTTAGCTTGCCGCCAATCGACCCCACCTTTTTTCAAAACTTTGCGTAACAATTTAGCTTTCTTACTATTCATCGCTCATCACCACGGCAGGTAGTTCGTTATAATCTTGATATTCCATATCTAATAAAAACCTATCCATAACGGTAGGGTCATCTATATTTGGGATATTAAATACGGCTCGTACTTCGATATCGTTATGATCAAGAGTCATTACAATCGGAAACTTAACCGTTTCATGATCTAGTTCTAACTCGCTAATCGTTTCGTTAATTTTATACATATCAGGATATTGGTTTTTATCGGCACGTTCTGCTTGTTCTACTAGCTTTTCTAATATTGGAATTGTTGCGTATTTAATCTTTTTCATATTACCACCATACCGTCATTACTGCACCACGCTCTGAAGCTACTCGAAACAAAGTCTCTAAATCACAAACTTCTTTAAAAGTATATTCGTAACCGATGCTACTTTGATAAATAATAGTATCGTCTTCAACCACTTCATCAAGTTCGTCTGCATCTTCTAACTTAGCCGTAATCAGCTGACCTAACGCGTCGGCTTGTTGTTTTAATTCTTGGCTAGTAATATGAGCGTCTTCGCCTTCAATATGCCAGAGTCCTGGTTCGTCCATAAGTTCACCTACTAATGGTTCATAAACTTTACCTCTAAACGAACCATCGGCACCATGACCACTCATCATGCCTCCACATAAATTAATATCTTTGATACGGTCGTCATCTTCATGAGTAAATGCTTTTTCACGATCATTGCTGTGAACTACATAACAATCTAAACCCATAATTACCTCCCTATATGTTTAATATCGTCTTTAGGGATAACCTGATAGGCTCCTTTATTATACGCAGGGGCAATAGTGTATTGACTACTAATGCGTCTACGCTCCTCTGGTGATAATGGTTTATCGTCTTTTTTATTCATAACTTTCTCCTTTCTTGTTTAGTTATAGTATTTATATTAAACGCCAATATTAGCAAAGTAAAGCACTATTAGACACCACGTAAAAACCAAGACATAAAAACTATCTGGTATCATCGTGTTGTACATTACGCAATCTAGCGTGTAAAGAATTTTCATCTTCTTGTTGTTTTTCTTCTATAAAATCGTAGAGTGCATTACTAAACTCCTCGCTAGTAAATGCTGAACCGAAACTATAGATTGCTCTACTTAGTTCCGTGACCGTAGTTTCAATAACTTCGCCGTTATCTTTAATAAATTGTATTTTCATTTTCTTCCCCTAAAAAGGTGAGTGTACGAACAATAGTGTAACATCGGGACTATTTACAGTGTTCGCACACTCACGGGTAATTATACCTTCGAAAAGTAACCTTCGTCTTTCAATCTTTTAGTATAAAACCTAAAGATTCGCATAGGTTCTTGACCAGTAATCAAATTACCTTGTTTAACAGCAAGTTTAACCAAATCCTGTGCTGTAAAGCTAGACGAGTCAAGCTCACCTTTTTTAGCTTCTTGTACAGTTTTGATTAAAGCTATCATCTGTGCAGTTTTGCACTCGATTTTTTTACCACTGTACTTATATAAAGTACGTGCTGAGCCTTTACTGGCTTGTTTTGGTTCAGGGATAGTTATCCCCTTGCTTTTTGCTGTCTTTTTGACAGCAGGTCTTCTTTTTACAGAAGATGAAGTTGAAGTTTGCGTTTGCATATCTTTCTCCTTTCTAGTTGTTAAAATTATCTACCTTGCGGTAGAACATAGTACCTATTCTGCCTTAGAGTAAAACGAAAGTAAAGCAGTATAAGATTAGTCTTGATCAACGTAATTACGAGTAGCCCCATAAAGATAATCTTCAATACTATCTTTTACGCCTTTCGTATCGTCTACAGGACTGATAACCGTAAGACTTAATTCTAGTAGAGTTCGAGCCTTCACTAAATCGTCAGCTAATTTATTTACGTGTTTTTCTAAGTCTTTTACGTATTGCTCAGGGTCTAGTCTTTTCTCCATATCCTTACTCCTGATAGTTCTCTATCGCCAACACCTATCTTTTCTAGACGGTATCTAATTATAAAATGCTGCTCGGGGTCTTGTTTTTTACCAAACGTCCGAGTAGCTTGTGATAAACGGTTTTTCATACGTTGGGCGTTATCACCTTCTTCCAACGGTATAAAGATAGAGTCACCTACTTCCATATCAGCAAAAGGGTAGTTTGATCTACTCCTAGTATCTTCAGGAAGGGGTACGCCTTTATCTATTTTAATTTCTAAATCAGCCATTTAAATCCTCCTCTGGGTTAGAAAAATGGACTAAGCCCTTATCTTCTAAAAAGTTTTTCCAAAAAGCCAAGACCGTAACAGCATCACCATCGGCGACACCTGATAGTTCTTGACAACCTTGCGTAATCATAGTGTCAGACACTACCTGAGCCAAGTCTTCTAGACCTGACTCATGTAGAGCAACCCATATCATACTCATGACCTCGTGGTCAAATTTGTAGTGTGTAGGGTTATCAGACATTAGGCAGTCTCCGCATATTTAATAGCTAAATCTAATGCTTTAGCTTTGCGGTTAGCCGCCACGCCGAACCAAGAGCTGTGTAAGCTGTTACCTTTTTCGTGAGACTCACGTAAGTGATCTTCTACGTAGGTAACTGCATTTAATGCACCCCACCAAGTACCTTTAGAAGAAGCTAGATTGGCTCCTGGCTGTTGCTCAAGAGCATCTACTACTAACTTAGGGTACTTATTGAACTGCTCGATAAGTGGTGCTTGTTCACCAATTAACTTACCATCAGCTTTTAGTTTAGCTTCATGACGATACGTCAACATAGTATTAGGTTGATATAACTCACCTACAAAGTCTAAAAACTGCGGGTGTTTAGCTTTCTTATTAGAAAGAAACTCCGCCGCTTCTTTAAACTTAGACATCTTCTCTGCTGATAGACCTAACGCCTCCTCAGCAGCTTCCATGACGTCTGCCCCAAACTCTTTAACGTGTGGCATACGGAAAGATGCTGTACCTTTCTCGCCTAACGCAAAAGTAAGAGTGTTGTTACAAACAACTCTTATTGGTGTAAGTTTAATAGTCATCGACTTACCTACTACGTGCGGTTGGTGTATTAAAAGATACCCTTTAATATGGTCTTCGCCCGCAAGTTCGAAATCCTCAGAAATTTTGGCTAAGCCCCAAATTTCTCCACCGTCTTTTAAACTACCTGCGGTTTCCATTTTCATGTGACCCGCTTCAGTAAAGCGTTTAAAAAACTCAAATATGTCCTTATTTTGGACAGGGATATAATCCCTACCGCAATGACTAAGAACACGGTTATCAGAATCGCGAACGATGTGGAAAGTATTTTCCGCTTGGATTAAACCAACATCGTCGCCCCACTCAGGTGCGTCAAGCGTATAACTAGGACGTTTACTAACTGTCCAGTCTAGACCTGCTGCCTCCTGCATTTGTAATGGTGTAAGATCATCACTTACTTCGACACCTAATCCGTGCCAAGGTACTTGATTAGCCCACGCCATCGTTTCTACTTGATGTGCCATAAAACCTCCGTTTTGTTTGCACTGTTATAATGATCGTAGTTGTTAGCTACCCGTATATTTAAAAGCACAGCTTTAAGAAAGTAAAGCACTACCAAGAGCCTCCCAATCGTAAGGAACGTTTAACGTAAGCAACGCGGGAGAGTTATAACCACCCTTCATCAATTCTTTTATTCCTGTTAAACTGTCTATATGGTAGAGTTTCAGTTCAGCATTTTTTCTAGCTAAAACAAACACTTGACCACCATGAGCTGCTCGTTTACCCAACCACGCTACTTGCATAGGACGTAGAGTAAGAGCATTACCTGAATGTATTTCTTTTAGTTCTACCCAAAACTCTTTACCTTTCGCACAACCGTTTACATCAGGCACTCCTGCTCCTGTCATACCTGTTTCGATTCGTTGTAGATGTATAAACGGTAGATTAGTCCGCATTAACAACCATAGGTTCTTTTCTTTCGCCATCTTCTAATTGTGTTATTCTTTGTTTTAATAGAGTTACAAGTTTTATTATTGCACTCTTTTTTCGGTCTTTATTAAATGCTTTTTCATGGTAGTGTGGACCATAGTAGAATTCTAGTCCTTTATGTATTTGATTAATATGACATGAACCGTCTGTATAACGAGCTTCTGGTAAATCTTCTATAATACACTTTTCAATATAATAATCACTTTCATAAGTATACGGTGTTAAATCTATAACTTCTAAACAGTTTTTTGACTCAACAATATTTACATTGCACTTACCGTAATACCCTTCATGCCATTTACCAGCCTCAGAAAAAATACTTTCTGCGGGAGTAAGTCTTTTACGTTCATCTAATCTAGTTAATTTGCTACACTCATCACTACAATACAATGTTTGACTACCTGTAAGTTCTTTATCGCAAACCACACACTTAAATTTTTTATTTTCTTGACGTAGTTTAGCTAATTCTTTATCTAATTTAGCAATACGCTTTTCTTGTTTTTCTTTTTCTCGTTCTACCTTTTTTATCTCTCTTTTCTTGTACCTTTCTTGTTTTTCTTTATAAGCATCGTACCGTCTTTCTTCTTCACGACATTTAGGCGTACAATATTTACGTTTATGACCGCCAAAATTATCTCCGCACCATTCACACTCATACGGTCTATCGCTTTTATCTTCTAGTAATGGGTACTGCAGTACAAAATTAGTCATAATAACTATAATAAAGGTCAATATAAGTTAAGTAAAGGAGTACAGACGAGCAAAACGCATATAAGCTAAAATAAGCCGATCTGGGCGTATTTAGATAGTTCTTAACTAAAACCTTCGGGGTCTTTTGAAAAACGCCGTACGTGCGGTTTCTGGGAACCGATTTTAAAAAATTTAGTAATTTTATAACCATCCCGTATGCGGTGCTACTTTTTGATTATCGGAAGCTAATTTGACATCAACTTCTTTTAGCCACTCATCGTAAGCCCTTTTGCTTTGTTCATTATCTTGATAGAGTTGCATAAATTCTGTCCATTTATTACGGGCAATTTGTACGCCCCTATAATAATCACCGTCACCTAACTTACAACGGGTTACTATTTGCCAAACTCTTTGTTTAGTTAACTCGTATTTCTCGCCTAATTCTGCTAACGTTTCTTCTGCAGCTTTCCAATCGTCATAGATTGCTCGATAACGTTTAGCGTTTTGTTCTGCTTTATATGTATCTATACCTCTCATAGTATCTCCTTTGTTTCACCCCAAGATTTACCAAGTTCTACATCTACTAACAACGGCACTGCTAATTTTACGCAATCTTGCATTGTTTTAGAAATAAGTAGAGCTTGTTCTTGATCAACTACCGAAACATCAACTTCATCGTGTACTTGTAGGTGCGGAACAATACCTTGTTCCCATAGACCTAACATCGCTAATTTAGTCATATCAGCTGCTGAGCCTTGAATTAATCTATTAAGGGCTTTATATGTAAATGATCTTTTTAAATTATCTCCGTATTTTTCTTGTGCGTCTTTTAAAGGCAACGGAGTAGAGCGTTCGTATTTATTTTCCCATAAATCAAAACGACATCGTCTACCTGCAAAAGTTTTTATATATCCTCTATCCATAGCTACGCGAGTGCAATAATCTTGTAAAGCTCTAATAAAAGGTACTTTCTCATGGTATTGTAGAAATAGAGCTTCCGCTTCTAAATCATCAACACCTAGTTCTTTAATTAGTTTTTCTTTACCCATACCATAGCTAAGTCCTAGATTTATCGTCTTAGCTTGTTTACGTGGTATTTTTGCCATATCTGCTACGATCTGATGAAAGTCAGCATTATCGTTAGTATACTGAGCTACTGCGTCTTTTGCTCCTGTTAAGTTCATCTGATCAGCATAATGTACGGTAAGTCTAGGTTCTTGTTGAGAATAATCAAATACCCCCCACTGACAACCGTCTTCAGGAATAAATAAAGAACGAATAAGATTGCCTATCTCAGGATCACGAGCAGGTACTTGTTGTAGATTAGGATTACTATAACTAAACCGACCGCTAACCGTGCCGCCACGATCATTACGCATAGCATGGGCTTCCGCGTGTATCCTGCCGTTAAAACAATGTTCTTGAATCATCTTTTCAATAAACGTTGTTCTAGCTTTATTTAGTTTTCTAGCCCTAACGATCAACTGCGGTAGTTCATGCTCATGTCCTTCTAACCAGTCTTTTTGAAAACTAGCCATACCTTTTGCAGTATGCGGGTACCAAAGTTTATTCTTATCAAATATCTCTTGTAACGAAGCGTTAGCCCAAAGATTAACTTCAGCACCATACTTACGTTTTATTTCTACTTGTAACTTTTGTTCTTCGGTAGAGAGCTGTTTACTAACTTGCTCGGCTCGTTCTTCATCTATTCTAACGCCACGCCATCGCATTTCTAATAACAACGGTATTAGACGACACTCCATAGCTAATATCTTTTCTAAATCTTGAGCAACGACTTCAGCTTTTAATTTATGCCAAAGTTTTAAAGTCAACGCTGCATCTTGTTGCCCGTAAGGACCAACATATTTTGCAGGTAGTTTATACATCTCTGATTTAGGATTGATACCGAAAGCTAGAGCAGCATCACGTAATAACGATTCATCTTTCTTTTCGTTACAATAAAACTCACCTAGATTATCTAACGAATAAGAATAGCGATGTTCATCAACTAGCGGTGCGGCAACTATAGTATCTAGAATATTGCCTTTTATTTCTACGCCTTCTCGCCTTAACCAACCTACATCATAGAGGGCGTTATGAAATATAACGTCTCGTTTAGTAGAGCTAAGTAGATTACGTAGCCAACGTAAAACAATATCTTCATCTAAATTACCACCGCCTTGATGACGAATAGGAAAATAACCAGACCACTTTTCAGTAGCTACCCCAATACCTACGATATACCCACGACTTGTAGCCCAGCCTGGACCACAAGTCATTAGATGTGGATCGTAAGTTTCTAAGTCTACTGCTACTGTTTCTGTTTCCGAAAACTGCGGAAACACTTCAGGCACAGACCAAGAACTCTCAGGAGCAAAAAGTGGTTGTTGCATAATTACTTTTTCTTAACGATCTTAGTAACTTTAGCTTTAGGTTTCTTTTTCTTTGGAGCTTTACCACCTACCCATGCTTCGTTTACATCAGGGGTATTAGGGTCGTCTGCAATGAACTTACCTTTTTTACCACGTGCTCGTTTTACTTCCGCTACTTCCTCTTCAAATTTATCTAAAGTCACCGTAGCTTCTTCTATAGCTTCTGCTAAAACTTTTTCATCTTTAGTTTCTACAGGTTTTTTAGTATTGTCTGTAAAAAATAAATTTTTAATGCTTTGCCATAAACTCATAATTAATCTCCTGTTGGTATGCCTTCTGAGGTTACTGTTTCAGAATAAACTGCTTTACTCTCTTGCTCAGAATCATTTATTAAAATATCGTTTTCTACTAATAATAAATATCTACGTAAATCGCGGATATCATCTAGTAGTCCTGCTTCGCCTTTAAATGCTTCACCTGCTTCAAAGATATCCCACCCGTGTTTTTCAGACTGGTGTTCTATCCTATCGAACTTACGTGCTAACATCATAAAAGCCCCTACGCCACCTCTACGTTTCCAAGAGTCACCGTAAGAAACTTCAGCTCTTTTTAACGCTTCTAGGTCGTTTTGGGCTATATCTTTCATAGCTTCCCAATTACTAATCGCCATAATTTGCTCCTTAGTTGTCCGCAAGTTTTAATGTAAAAGTAGTGTCTCGTTTGCGGACCCATTCGAAACACGCTTTCATCCAATCGTATGCTTTAATTTTATTAATCCAAGCATAAGAATCCTCGTAACGTCTACGCTTATGAAAAAGATAAGCATTAACCATAGGTATTGCTATATCTCGTATAGACGGATTTTGAAAAGTTTTTATCGGTCCTGTATATTCTTTAGTTGAGAACGTTTTACCTGTAGTTATAACATCATCAAACGCCGCAAAAAATAAATCTAATTCCCACTGAAAAGTTTTAGAATGAGTTATTAAAGGCACAAGGTCTTTTTGTTTAATATATTCATAATCGTTTTTAGTAGAACGCCAACTATAAATATCAATAACCCCTAACTCTTTACAACGCTCCCAAACATCGTTTTGATAAACATGAAAACTATCGCTAATTTGAGTATATTCACCAACAGCTATTTCTAATCTCGAAGCAAGGTACTCTTGTAACATCGACATATGTACTGCGTTAGCACCATAAGCTCCCCAAAGCATATCGTTGGAACGATTACAAACAGTCATATTTAGTTTTTTATCTCTAACTTTAAAATAAATATTCGTATTACAAGGTACGTCTTTACCGTCTCTATCTAAATCTTCTTTAACGTCCCACATCTGTAATACTGCCCGTCTATCGTCTGGGTTACGATGTAACATAGCGATAATAATTTCTAATTGATCTTTATCAAAATAATCTCGCCAACGCCAACCGTAAGCCCCCCATAGAGTCTCATTATCATCAGAAAAATCTCGCATAGACTCTACAAAAAAAGTCAATGGTCTTAAATCTTTACGTCCATGTAACATCCATAGCCCTTCTATAAAATGGAAAAAAGGATTAGCGTCGCGTTTTTCACAAAACAATACACGTTCCGTAGGTTTTTGATAGACCGTAGCTACTGGTTCTACTGCTTCTAACGTCAACCCGTTTCTACTTTCTTGTTCTCGATAATTAGTTTTTTCTAAAAAGAAATCGACACCTAATCTAAAAGCGTCGTTTATATTTCGTGCGGTTATTACTTTCATAGTTCGTATTTGCTTTTACCTGCTACTACATCTTCAACTATAGGCAAGTCGTTTTGTTTATAGATAGAGCGTGTTCTACCTTCTTTTTTAAGAATACGTGAGTATTTATCAAACTCACACAAACCTCCCTCTATCTCCCTTAATTCATAGTTAACAGAGTTTCTTTTAGTAACCCAAGAGTTTCTTTCAAAAGCTATTTTTAATAACTCTTGCATCTCACCGTTCCAATCATGACTACGTAAACAATACTCTAATGGTCTACCTGTCAAACGGTTAAGACCTCGCATAGCTCCTGGACCTGCGTTAGCCCAAGTCATAATATCATTAGCTTCATCTAATAAATAAGTATGTCTTAAATCAGTAACAACCTCGTACGCCATAAATGGACCCATGTAAGGATAATCTCGTAGAGTTTCCCAACAAAACTCTAAAGAAGAATTGTTTAATGCTTTTTCATTTTCTAATTTAGTCACCAAATAATCTCTGTCGTTCCACATATGACTTATACATTCAGATACTCCTGTAACTTTATCCATACGATTAGGGGTTTTAATAATATAAGAACCAGTAATCCATTTAGGTTGTTGTCTAATAAGTTCAATAGCTTTCTTTCTATTCCAATTAAACAATAAATCATTTTCTATTAATGTCCTTCCTGTTTCTATTAAATTAAACCACCTAAAAATTATTACTGCCATAAAAACTCTAGGGTCGTCTCGTAACGGTTCTCTAATATGTTTTCTAAGCCACCGAGTAGTTCT